CGTGTCTTGAAACAGCGGCACCACGCCGCCGTTTAGCGGTTCGGCATAGATGCTGGTCGCGCCGGTCACGTCTGCCGTTGGAATCGGTAGGTTTTGCGTCAGCGTCAACCGAATACCCGGCGTCGGCGCCATTGCCCAGGCGAACGCCTCGGCCTGCGTCATGGTTTGCAGCGACGGGAAATTACCGGGCATCATTTCGTGATGACTCCCTCATACCCGATGAATTGCGTCGACCCCGAAACGTTCTTCAATTGAATCCAGCGGTCGTTTGTAACGCGCATGGTCAACCGCTGCGCCTCGCCGCCGACAAGCGTCATGGTCTTTTTCTTATTGGTCCCGGTCGCATCGTCGACGCGATAGACCTCCATCGAAAGACCTTGCTCGGAAAAAAGCGAATGCACGAACCATTCGGCGCCGACGCCTGGTTGAATGTCGAGCGTTGAATTATTGGTCTTCGATACCAGTGTGCCCACGCTGTCGCCCGTAGCCATATGACTTTTCCTTTAGTAGCGCGACGCGCGGTTCGCGGCCTGACGAACTACAGTCGAACGCGGTGACACGAACGTCGAGGCCGGCGGCGCAATAACTATCGTCGCCTCTGCAACGTCATCAAGTGCGGCGGCGCCGCCCGAGAATGCGCCGGGATTCTCGACCCCGGGAGAAGCGACTACTTTATAAGCGATGCCGGTATCGCCGCCGGGAGGAAACGGCGACAACCATGCCCCGGTGTAACCAGACGGCGCGCCGAACGGGCCGCCCGACCATCCCACGCCGAACGAAAGCACGTAGGAATTAGGTACGGTCGTAGTAACGCTCGGCGTGTCCGGATTGTTGGGGTTAAGTTGTCTCGGTGGGTTATATGCCGTGTTACTAAATGCCGTCGCCGCGTCGACGCCGCGGAAAGCAACCACATCTGCCTCTATCCATCCGCCGGTAATTGTGATCGTGTAACCTGGCGCACTAACCCCGCGCACGATTCCGTACAATTTCGTAACTGTATTCGGCCCAACCCACGTATTGAGCAGCGTCCATCCGCCGCTAGGCCCCGAGACAAAGGTACTTGTTTCGTAAACTGACCAATAAAACAAAACATCGTCTTGCGTTACCCCACTCGGTTCCGCTGGTGTAGCGGACCCCGTCGAGCCGGGAACATCAGCCGACGCGTTGACAAAACTGATTGACACCGGCGTACCAGGGCCGCCGCCCGCTAAGGGAGGACGCGAAGATTTTGCGGAGGCGACAGCGGGACAAATACCCCGTTCGTCAAGACCGTTACTGCCGACTTCGCTGTCTCGACCCCGAACCCGTCGACCGCCGTCGCTGCGAATGTGTACACGCCCGACGGAAACGCAGTGAGCGGGGTTTTACACGTCGACGCTCCCGTACCGTCAACGGTCGGACTGAACGTCGTTAGCACAACAGTCGGCGAGCACGCATTGCCAGTGCATCGATAGACCTTGCACCCGTTCACCGCGGCCGGCTGCGGAAACCCTGCCGGATACGGGTCGGACGTAATCTGACAGGTCGGTGTCGTCTGCCCTGGATAGACAGCGCCCGCGCCGGTACAGTTGAGCGATGTCGCGGCCTGCGCATGTGCCGCCGCACTTAGCAGCAACAAACCGACTAGAGCCATATTACGAAGCATAAGGGTTCCTTTCGACGTAGACCTGCCCGAGTTCGTTTTCGACCGTCAAAATATAGGCCGCCTGTTCCTGCATGATCGCGATTGCTTCCTGCGCTACTTCGGCATTGCAAAGAGCAAGGCGGCGAATCGCCTGCGCTAACCTGGTCGGATGAACCGGTCCCGGGCGCACATACGCCAGCACCGGATTAGAACTCGGGAAATGCTTTCGCTTTCCCATCCGCCGGAACTTAGTTGTTGAGTGCTAACGTTGTATTGCCGCTCGCAAGTGTGAACGTTCCCTGCGCGCCGAATGTTTCCTCGACGATGATGCTACAGACGCAATCCGAACCCGCTTGCGATGTCAGGTCTATCGCACTGCCGCCCGATGTCGCCGCGACCTTGAAATCGTCAGTCGACGCACTGACAACGAAATAGATCGTGCCGGCAGTTAAGCCGCCTGGCGCGGTGCCGCCGTAGAAAACGATTTTGTTCGTGTTGCTGTACGGTTGCGCCGGCATCAGAATTTTGTCGTTCGTTGCGTCGACAACAAATTCCTTCGGAACCGCACCGTTAGGCGCGACGGCGCGGCCGCTGCCCGACGTAACTGCAGTGCTGTAGCCGATCCAGCGTACCGTTGTCGATGCCGGAACGTCGAACACTTGCGCGTTGGAACTTGCCTTGCTGCCGCTCGATGCGGATGCAAACGTGATCGCCTTGCGCGCATACGCCGGCGAACCGCCGCTGACTTCGTTCGCCTGCGTCGTGCTTGGGTAATCAGTATGCAGCGACATAAAGGCGACGTCGGTCGCATCGAGCAATTGATTGCGTCCGCTTGTCGTAAGCATTGGAGTTTCCTTGTAGCTTCGATTTCAGAAAAACGAAGGGCCCGGGTTGTCGCCGGGCCCGTCTGTGTTTTCGTTCACTCCGACGCTTACGTAAGCTTGCCCTTGAACAGCGCGCGCGGGCGAGTGCAGTACGACAGCGCGTTCATTTGCGAGTCAATGCCGACGCCTTTCTGGTTTTCCCACGGGGTGACGCGCGAGTACCGCGGCAGGCCTACCGTGTTCACCGTCTCGACGTAGTCGGCCGGCGCGTACACGGTACGGAACAGGCGCGGCACGCCGACCGGGAACAACCACGCCTTATCGGTCGGAATGAAGGGTGTCCCTTCCTCGGTGCCGACGCCGCCGCGGTAGTTTTCGAACGTGATGCCGCCATACGAAAACGTCGACCATGCGTTGCCGTCGCGCAACTGCGCGGCGTTTTGCGCCTGGTATGTCTTGCGCCGCTCGGTGTTTTTCATCAGCGCATCCCAGAACGTATCCGACGTGAACGCGTAAACGCCCTGAAATTGCGTGCCGCCGAGCGCGCGCGCCATGCCGCGCACGACCGCGCTACACGTCGCCAGCAGCGCGCCGTCGTCGGCCGTCGAATCGAGGTTGAAATCGACCTCTGTTTGCGGCGTCACGTTGAACTTCGTGAACAAGTTCACGTAGGTCGTCGCGTCGCCGTTCAGAACGATCCCGCTCAACGCGCCGATGCGCTGATACTCGAGCGTTGCGTCGAAGTCCTGCGCCTGCACCGCTTGAACTTCGCCGATTTTGTTTTGCACGGTTTGCATGATGCTGCCCTGCCCGAACGCGCGCACGCCCTGAACTTCGTCGGCGTTAACGCCGCCGTTAAGTTCGTAATGCGGTATTGCCATGGTTTCGACGTTGCGTTTCGGTTTCGCGCGGGTGTCGCCCGGGCCGCCGCGCGGCGACGGGTTGATAAGCGTCAGCACGTTTTCGACCTGTTCGAACTCGATACTTGTCGTCGTCACGCCTTGTTCATTCCAGTCGACGACGGTACTTGCGCGACTAGGCGCGAAGGGGATTTTGTTGATTGCGTCAGTGAGTGCGACGAAGCTGAACGCATCCGAATTGAATACGTCAAGGACGTTGTCCATTTGGGTTCCTGTCTGGTGTGGAAATGAAAAAAGCGCCCGCAGGCGCCTTTGCAATGGGGGTCGGTATCGACCTAGCGGACGATGACGCCGATAGCCTTCAAATCGGCAATGCCCGCGGTTTGGTCGGTCGGACTGCCGCCCGGCCATACCAGTTCGTCGCTGTTAACTTCGGCGGTGCGCACAATCGCGACCGCGGTTTGATCCGCGCCCGTGACCGCTACGTATCCGTACAGAACGCCGGCAGCGGCTTGCGAACCGTCTGACGCCTGATTGTCATACGCGACGTATTTGCTCGACGCCGTGATTTTGCCGAGCACGGTGCCGGGCTCGAGCGCGGTTGCAACGCTCGAATCAATCGTCACGTTGTCGCGCGAATAGTGGCCTTCGCCTTCCGACAGCAGGAACCCGCCGGTGTGGTGTTTTTCGGTAAGCATGAATTGCTCCTATGGGTTTAGTTCGGGTGAAATCCTTGGTCGTCCCCGTTTGCTTCGAATTAGCGGCCGCGCACCTTCGCAACGCATTCCTTGCGGAACGCGTACACGTTCGCCGTGTTGATGGTCGACGGCGCCGTTTCCTTGGTCGCCTCGACGTCGGCGCCGACTTTCGGGTTCGGGACCTGGTTCATTGCCGCGGCAAGCGGGTTCGCGACGGCGGCCGTTTCCTTCGCCGATGCGGCGAGCAGCGCCGCGGCGTCGTCAACTGTGCTGTTCGTTTTGAACGCAAGGTGTTTCGCCAGGCCTTCCCGGCCGGCCGCCTCGGCGTGGCCGAGGATGCCCGCGACGCGGTCGCGTTCGGCTTGTTGACTTGCGGCAGCGGCATCGGCCGCTGCCTTCGTGGTTGCGGCTTGACCTTCGGCGAGTCCCGCGGCGCGTTCGGCGGCGAGTTGTTCGGCGGTCGCAGCAGTGGCGGCCGGCTTCGTGACATCGGGCATGGTGTGCTCCTGTGGTTGTGCGCCGGCGGCGCGGGTGAAACCTGAATAACTCGGTCGTTTGTTCATACGGTCGCGCAGGCTTGCGACGGCGTCGGCAAGGGTGCCGGTGCCGTCTACAAGTTTCAGCGACAACGCTTCGTCTGGGTGCATAACGCGCGCGTTTGTCTTGCGCACGTCGTCGGGTTCAACGCCTCGCATCCATGCGACGTGCGCGACGAACGTTTCGCCCAGCTTGTCGACCATCGCTTGCGCGGCCGACAACGCGTCGTCAGATAGCGGCGCGTGCGGGTTGAAATCCGCCTTTCGCGAACCGTAAGTGATTGGCGTATAGGTCAGGCCGCGTTTCGCGTCATACGCGGATTGATCGACGTGCATCATAATCACGCCGATGCTGCCGACCATTCCCGTTTTTGCGACGTACAGTTCGCCGGCCGCGGCGCCGAGCCCGTAGGCCGCAGAAAACGCTTGTTCGTTGGCGTGCGCCGTAATCGGTTTTGTTCCGTCCATGGCGCGCACGCGCGCCGCCAGGTCGAACAACCCCGCCGATTCGCCGCCCGACGAATCAATTTCGAGCAGGATGCCGCGGACGTTCGGGTCGGCCATGGCGTTTTCGAGTTTCGACCCTATGGCGTCGTAAGACTCGAGGCCGCTTGCGGCATCCATGCCGCCGCCGCGCTGCACCAGCGAACCGACGACCTGTATCAGCGCAACGCCGTCGGACGTGCGCATGTACCCGCCCTGCGCCCGTATTGCGCCGCCAATCGCGGCGAGGTCGGGATCACGGTCGGGCGCCTTGAATTCCGGCAGCGTCGCCGCCGTGCCTTCAATGTGCGCGCGGAATACGTGCTCGATGACCTCGGCCTTTTCCAGCGTGATAAGCAACGGCGTGTTGTAGAGGCGCGCCGCCAGTCGCGGAAAACTCATGCGTTCGCCTCCGGTAAGTTGATCGCGGCGCCGCCGCTGCTAGGCCTCGAGTTCGGCGGCGCGCTGCCTGGTGTCTCGACGCCGGGTGCGTCGTCGGCGTTGTCCGGCACGATGGTCGCGCGACCGGTTGCGACCTCGGGAATTCCGAGTTTTTGCTTGTACGCTGTTTCGACGGCGATTTGCTCGAGCACGTCGCGCCAGTCTTCGCCCTGTTCGGCGCATTCCTTTTCTAGCGTCGACACCCGCGTCAGCAGGCGCGTTTCAACGGCGACCGCTTCCTTTACCGGGTCGACCCAGCCGCGGCCGGGCCCGATCCATTTGCAGCGCGTAAAGGCCGGCACGTTCGCATAAAACTCGCGCGGTTCGATCAATCCAGCATACGAACCCTTGTTGATGTCTTCCTCGAGCCAAAGCGTATAGACCGGGTCCGCCCATTGCGTCCCAAGGTCATCGCGCCGGCGATTGAACGCGCGCCACGCCTCCAACATCGCCGCGCGCATGCTCGAATAGTTCGCCTTGGTGAAATCCTTGAACAGCAGTTCATACGGCATGTCGTATGCAAGGGCGATGATGCGGCCGACGTTTTCCTGAAACGCCGCGAACCCCGACGCCGGGCGCGTCGGCGCGAACGAATTCAGCTTGTCGCCCGGGAACAGCGGCAGCATTTGCGCATCGCCGACCGTCACCGCATGTTTTTGTCGTTCGCCTAGATAAGCCTGCGGGTTGTCCCGAAACAACGCTTCGATGCTTTCCTGGTCCATCGGTGTTTCAATGGTGAACGCGATCATTGCTTGATGTACTGCGGCCTTGATTTCGGCCGCCGTGTACCGGTCCAGTCCTTTGAAGTTCGACAGGATCGACGACACCACCGGGCGCCCGCGCGTTTGCCCGGGCCGCTCTTGGTCGAAACAGTGAATGAACCGACGCCGACCGAACGGCGTATATTTCGGCACGAACGACCACGAATACACGCCGTCGTCGCTCGCGAGCATGTAGTCGCCCGGGTGCGTGTTCCTGACCCAATAGCCGACCGGCGCGCCGTATTCGTCCTTTTGCACGCCGGCGCGCAACCTAGTCGATTCCGTTTTCGTCGACGGCGTCGACAACCGATCCGAGTCGAAAACCTGAATCTTTGTTGCCCAGCCGTCGCCGCGATCCGGCAACCACAACGGCAGCGCCGTCGCGTCGCCGTGCAACTGCGCGCGAAAGACTTGCGCCGTCATCTGGTCAAAAATCAGCGTGTCGGCCGCATCGCACGCCGTCGTGTCGGCGTAGCCTATCCAACGCGCGCGAATGATGCGCGAAACCTCGTCGGCCCATTCTTTCGACTTGCCGAGCGCGGTGTAATTCGGTTGCGGGTTGAGCCGCAATCCGGTGCCGACAACGTTGTCGATTAGGGTTTGCGCGCCGCCCTTGGCGATGCCGCTATTGCGCTCGATGTCGCGCGAGCGCGATATCAGGGTGCCCTGGTCATACAGTAGGTCGCCGTCGGCCGAACGCCGCGGCGGCCGCCAGGTCATCAAATCGCGGGCGGTCATCGACGCGCCGGCATTTGCAACCCCGCCGCCCGGGAACACGCGACCGGTCGACGAATCCATCGCCGCACGTGGCGCGGACGTGTCTACCCCCGGCAACGTCTGTTGACGTCGCCGCGCGCTGGATTTCATTACCAGCAGCGCCCGCCGTTTTCGTCGCGCGGAATCAGACTAATCGACCGGCGCACGCTACGGTCGCATACTCCGGTGCAGGCCTCGACCTGCGCGCGCAGGTCAGCGACGTAGCGCGCCAGGTTGCCGGCGTCGGCCTGCGCGAACCGAATCTGTTTCGGACCCGACGAAATGAACGTTTCCTGTCCCCCGAGGTTCAGCGTATGCAAGGCGGTTTCCGCCTCGGCAAGCCATGCTTGCTTTTGCGCACACGTCGCCATTCGTTGACCTTTCGGGGTTCATTTCACAATAGCCGGGGTCGGCATGAATCGCCCGGGCAGCGTCAGTTCGACCTTTGCCGGGTCAGTCTTTGCGACGGCCTTCGCCGGTTCGAACTGTTCCTCGAGCCGTTGCCAATCAAGTTCGCGATTGCGGTGAACCTGCGCCGTTTGGTGCAGTGACGCCGCCATCGCAAGGATAAAGGTGTCAAGTGCTTCGTTGCGGTCGTAGGTTTTAACCCATCCGGCTTTCGGGTCGTAAACCTCGGCCGCAAGTTGCCGGTAATATTCCTCGGGTAAATCACCCGGGAACCTGACGTGCTGGTCGGCCGGCAGCGCCTTACCGTCGGCATTCAGCCGCCGATACAAAATCGTTTTCAACATCGAAACGCCGATTTGATATTGCTCGGCGCCACGCTTCCATTGCTGCCCGCGGTAGTTCACATCGACCAGCGTCGGCTTGCCGATTGGTTGCCGCGCCTCTATCGACGACCCCTTGCCGGCGAATATCCCGCGCGCCTTGCGGGTGCGCGTGTAGTTCGTGACTTCGTGTTGCCAATTGCCCGAATCGACAATCGTTGCCTTGATTCGCATGCGCACGCCGAAACTGTTCAGCATTTCGCCGGCGAGGTAGGCGTCGAGCAACGACCATATTTCGTCGCGCGTCGGGTCGCCGTACAGCTTCACATAGTCGACAACCGCGATTGACTCGCCGCGGCCGTGGCCGAGGATTTGCGCCTCGAGGCGGTCGGACTGCACGTCGACGCCGCAGGTCAACACCAGCGAGCCCCGCGGAATCTCGCGCGACTTGTACGGTTCGGCCCGCTTGTGCAGCGTTTCCCACTGCACCCGCTCGCGGCCGCTTTTCACGACCTCGCCCAAACGGGTGTTCGTGAAAACCTGAACCTTTTCCGGTTTGCCCTTCGCCTGGTCCCACGCGCGCGCATGCTGCGCCCATGTGTCGCCGAGGCCTATCGGCGTGTAAAGGCCGTTGATATGGAACCCGACGACCTCGGTTTCGCGTTCCGGATAATCCGCCCGCCATTCTCCCGCGGCAAGAAACTCCGTTTTGTTGCGTTCCTCGAAAAGCACACCGCAGGATTCGCACGCGTACAGTGCTTCCTTCGGTTTGCCTTCCGGCCACTGCAATTGCGTGAACCGCAAAAACTGCATATGGCCGCAATCGGGGCACGGCACGTAATACCGATGCTGCGTCGACATCAGCCAATCCGGCCAAATGCCGGACGCTTCCTCCGTCGTCGGCGTCGATATCTCGAGCACCTTGCGCCGCACGAAATTCGACGTGCGCCGCTTCGCCAGTTCGACCGGGTCCCCTTCGTCGTCCAGTGCCCGGGGAAACCGGTCACGTTCGTCGAGGATCACATACGGAACCGAAATCGAAGCGACGTCCTCGGGTATGTTCGCCGAACCCGTGAACAGCACGCCGTCGGGATAGTGCTTTTCCTGCAGCGTCGACCCACTGTCGACTTTCCGGCCCAGCGGCACCAGCGTCCGCAATTCCGGCGTCGTCGCAATCATCGGGTTCAACCTGGTCCGAACCCACTTGCGCGCGCCCTTTTCGGACGGGAACAACGCCAGGAACGACGCCGGCGCCTGGTGAATCGTGCGGCCGATCCAATTCAGCGCAAGTTCGCTGCCGCCGACCTGCGACGACTTTATGAACACGACCAGCGGCGCCGGGTGCCGAGAATCTAGCGCGTCCATGATCGCCTGCAAATACGGTATGCGGTCGTTGCGCCATGGCCCCGGCTCGGCCGCAGTCTTACCGGAAAGGCGCCGGTACTTACCCGCCCACGCCGAAACCGACAGCGGCCGTTTTGGGGCCCATGCCGCGGCCCAATCCTCGCACCCGGCGACGAACCCGTCAGGACCGTCGAAGGGCACGCCGTCGCCTATCCTGCCGCGGCTTCGGCAGCGAAAGCGTTACCGATTCAAGTCTGACGATTGGCCCCGGTTTTCCGGTTTCATCGCGTTCATACATAAAGGCCGGCCCGGTGATGACCGTCTGCGGCAATCGACGCCGCTTGTTCATTGCTTCGTTTTCCCGGCGCCTTCAATCATCGCCCTGGCATTGTCGGCGACTTCCTGCCGAATCGACGCGACCTCGTCGTCGATGATGTCCTGGCACTTCCTGACATCGACCTCGGCCGCCACCCGGGCACCGATGCGCGCCGACATCGTTTCAAGCCGCTGCAGCGCCGGCCCAAGGTTCTGCACCATCGCCCGGCAATAGGCTTCGCGTTCGACCAATTCGCCGACCATCTTGCGGTATTCGATTTCGGCCGACTTCGCGTTGAACGACTCGCGCGACGTCCTCGCCTGGTGATACCCGTCGGATACCGCGGGCGGCCCCGACGGCGCGCTGACCTGCGCCGACGGGTGCCGCACTTCGCTGACG